ATGATTTAGAAAACACTTATGATTTAGAAAATATAAACACGTATGATTTAGAAAACACTTATGATTTAGAAAACACTTATGATTTAGAAAATGGTACAAATGCAATTACAATTACAAATAGATATACAAATACATATACAAATACAAATACAAATACATATACAAATACAAATAGATATAATCTACCAACATTAACTTTAAATTCTTATTCTTTATTAATAAACACGGAATCTGATACAGAATCTGAATCTGAATCTAATTAATTCCTTTTGATATAAAATTGATACAGAATTTATTACTTTTTTTTCTTTATGATAGCTTTAATTTTATCTTCTACTATGAAACTTTTATTTTGTAAAATAGATTGTGTCAATTCCTCTGCCTTTTGAGTATCATGTAATTTTTCATTTAGTTTTTGCATAATTACTTCTTTTTTAAATGTTTGTGAAATTTTCTTGGCGTATAAAACTATTTCTCCTTCTTTTAACGAAATACTATCCATATCATTTTTAGTCATGTATTCTTTAATATCAGATTCTAATGAATCTATTTCCTTTCTCCATTCTTGTTGTTTTTTGCGAGATTCAGCTAATTGTTTTTGTATTTCCAAGTATTTTTGAAATTTTTCCTGTATTGCAGTTAACATATTATTTATATTATATATTAAAAATAATATGGTACATAAACGACAAAGTAAAACAATTTAGAAAATAAATTCTGTTGATGTGTAAAAATATCAAATGTATTATTTACAGTTATTATTTACAGTTATTTTGACTTTATATTTACAGTTATTATTTACAGTTACATTCTATAACTACATTCTATAACTACATTCTATAACTACATTCTATAACTACATTTATGATCATTATCTGTTATTGATAATTGTTGATTACATATAATACAAATAAGTTTTTGACGTTTAGGTGACTTTATTTTAATTACATTGTTTTGTACAGTTGATTTAATTGTGTTGTCTGACATAGTTGATTTAATTGTGTTGTCTGACATAGTTGATATAATTATACTAATTATAAAAAAAATTAATTTAAAACAAAATAATCTTTTGTTTAGTAAAGATGATTGTTGACAAATATAAGCCAACAACTCAAAAATCTTTGTTTCACAAAGATATAATTAATCATATTCGTAAATGGATAAAAATGATTGAAGATTATGCAGAAGATAAAAAATCTGTAAAAAATATTCTTTTTTTACATGGCCCTGTAGGATGTTCAAAAACTGTGACTGTAGAATGTTTATTTAAAAGTTATAATGTAATTGAAATAGATTCGGATATGTTAAGATCAACAGATAAAATATCGGATTGTTTGCAAAGTATAGTTGGATTTAATGAAATAACACTTTCAAATATTGATAAATGGAATCATAAAAATAAACGTGATAAATCAAATGTTGTTTTTATAGATAATTTAGAATTATGCGATCGAGGTATTGAAAGTTTTATAGATACATTACATAATAAAAATAACATTAATGTTCCCATAATTCTTGTATGTAATAATTCTAAATTTCGAGATATGTTTGCAAATAATGTTAATTGTACATTTATAGAGTTTAAAAAGCCAAGTTTATTAGAATTAACGAAATTATCAAATGAAATTTCTAAAGCAGAACATTTAGATTTAAAAAAAGATCAAATTAAAAAGATAATAGAATTTTCAGAATATGATATAAGACAATTATTATTTTTACTAGAACAATGGACTTTGAGTAAACAAATATCTGTATCCTTTGAAGATTTTATAAATTCTGTTCAAGTTAAACATACTGATAAAGATCTGTATGAAAAGATGGAATATTTATTTGATTATAATAAAAAATTTGATATTGAAGAAACATTTATAATAGCTTCATCTGAACCTCAGACATTATCTTGTTCAATATATCAAAATTATTTAACTTTAAATACACCTGTTTTAGATAAACAAAAGAATATAGATTTATTATCTAATTATTCAAGCATTATGGATTGTATTTCAATGTCAAATATAATACATAATGATATTTATGAACATCAAAATTGGGAATTGTATAATGATTATATCTTTTCTTCTACAGTTTTACCCAGTTATTACTTGAAAAAAAATACAAAAATATTATTTGATGAAAAGTACCTTGCCAAACCGACACTTAAAATACCTGAAACACTTAAAATACTTGAAACACCCGAAACACTTAAAATACCTGAAACACCCGAAACACTTGAAACACTTGAAACACCCGAAACACTTGAAACACCCGAAACACCCGAAACACTTGAAACATTTGAAACACTTGAAACACTTGAAACAGATATATATGATAAAAATAAGCAAAAATTGTATTATAAACAATTTACACCATATAAAGATATTTCTTATAATTTCTTAAATTCTTATGAAGAAGTTAAAAAGGTTTCAAAATTAAATTTGTATTCTAAAGTATCAAAGTCATCTGGGTTAATTGCATCTCCATATACGATATCTGATGCAACAAATTGTTTTATAATTGTTAAAATGTTTGTAAATTGTATTGAAAAGTTGAATGATTATTTTATAAAAAATAAACGGGGTAAAAACACAACAAAAAAAGAAAAATTAGATTTATGTGATAATATTACATTAGATTCTGTAAAAAGAGCATTAAATACACTTGTAGATAACGTATATCATTATAAATTGTTTGAAATAGATACAGATGATTTTTTGATAAAAAAATCTAAATATAAAACTAACGATGATATTAAACAAGATGTGCAAAACGTAGATTTACGAGTTTTAAAAAGATTTTTAAACATATTTACAATTGATGATAAACATAAAACGTTTAAATCACATATTGAAACATCTATTCAATATAAAATATTACAACGTTTAGTTGAAGATCATCAACAGCAAAAAGATAAATTATCAAACGATATTAATAATATCTTGACAGAAGATCTTGATAAAATTTGGAATTTAAGTTAAAATGGTGCAGTTGCTCCAAGGTATATACACCCACCTCCTAGTAAAAGCATAATAATATTACATACCAAGTTGAAGATAATAAAATCATAATTAGATTTCTTTTCAGTTTTGTATGATTCGTTTTTATTCATACATTCTGTAGCGATTGATGATGCAGCAATTCCAAAAATTGCTGAAATAAAAGTAGCACAGGCTATCATTAACATTTTAGGATTCATTTTTTATAATGTTTATACATTACATAAAGAAAATTAAAAAACTTAATTAAAAATTTAAATCCAATTGTAAATTAATTAAACATTGTTTTGCACATTCTTGTTCCGCATTTGTAACTTTTCTACCAAATCCAATACCAAGAATGTAATCTCCCCTTTGATGAATATCAATTAATTTTACATATACGTTTGGATTTTTAACTTTGTATTCTTCCAAGATACACAAAGTATAACGTAAGATTATTTTTTGTATTATTGGATCCATTTGTGTGAATTGATCTTTTGTAAAAGTCAACATTCTTGTAAAAACTTTTCTGTATAAAGGTCCATCTTCATTCAATGAAGAATAAACTGGTGTACGCCATTTTAGTGATTGAAAGTAACGTTGTAAACTATCTTTGAAATTATCATTCTTGGAAATAAGTTCTGCAAAATCAATAATATTTTCAATAACCAATCTAACAAAACGGTCTGCATATAAATACCCCCTTTCGCCAAAATCTACTAAAATAGATCCTATAAATGCTTCAAAACTATCTTCGTAATAACTTGGTGTATTCCTTCCACGATCTAAATCAAGTATAGTTTGGTTTTCAACTTGTAAAGATAATAACAAATAACTTTTAAATCCAAGAGTTACACCAATTTTGTGTAACATTGAACATTTTTCTATTTTAATCTTTAATTTCGTAAGAAATCCCTCTCTTTCGTTTCCAAAACGTTCGAATAAATACCTCCCTTCAATTCCTTTCAAAATATGGTCCCCCAAGTATTCTAAGCGTTCACTTGATTCTTTTGGAATATACAAAAATAGATCTTGTTTATTTTCTTGTTTATTTTCTTGTTTATTTTCTTGTTTATTACCGTTTGAATTATTAGTAAAATAATACTGTACTGCTTGATAATAACTTTCATGAACAAAAGCGTGTTGGTAATTTTCTAAATTATTTATAACTAGGCGTTCATTATTGTCACCAATGTTGCCAAAATAATTTAGAATATTTTCAACGTTTTCTTTTGTTATCAAACGATTATTTGGATTATCCATTTGATTTAGTATCTTTTTTATTTTATTTTCAATTTTTTTATTTTATTTCATCGTACATTAAAAATTATACATTAAAAAAAAATGAAAAAAAACTAAAATTCTTAAATATGTATTTTGATGGATATATTTAAATTGCCATCGAGTATATCGTGGTGCGAATCTAAGTACAAAGTTGTACCATATATTGCTGAATTTTGGAATACATTAACTGGAATTTGTTTAATAGTTTCTGGATTATGGTTTTACAAAAATAATCAATATTGGATGTTGAATTATTCAAAATATAATCCAAATTTTTCTAGAATAATTGGATTATTAGTATTTGTAGGTATTGGTACAATGTTATTTCATAGTACTTTGTATTATCCATTTCAATTATTGGATGAACTACCTATGATATTGTTGTCTAATGAATATCTTGTTTTATTAATGTCATTGGAAACTACTAGACAAATTTTGTCAAAAAAACAACTTTATCGTTTAAATATTGTTTTATCTTATTCGTATACATCAATTCCATTTGTTATTGTTAGTTATTTTATACATCCAACGTTACAGATAATATCTTTTCACATTACTTTAAAAATATCAGAAGTTTGTATAGTTTTAATTTTGTATAAATTGTCAAATAGTTTGAATAGTATAGTCTACTCACAAATTTATAAACATCAAAAAATATTAAGACAATCTCGTAATCACAATAGAGAAATATTATTAACTCGAAGTACCTTTCAGCAAGGTAACTTTTTAGGTTTTAGAAATCATAGTAAAAATTATAGTCAAAATTATAGTCAAAGTAGATTGTTAGATATTGTTCAAACAAATATTAAACAATATATCAAATATCGTAGCGAATTAAAAAATACAATTCAATTAGGGTTGTGTTTTTACGGCATTAGTATTGGAATTTGGTGTGTTGAAAATATGTTTTGTAAATATGTACAACCATTTCAACTACATGCCGTTTGGCATTTATTATCCAGTATAGGTATATATTATTTAAACACTATTATGAAAATTCATATAATTATTGATGAGTTTACCTATAAAAATTACTTTTAAAACGATTAATATCAAAAATTAATAGATTTCAAAAAAGTAATATCAAAAATTAATAGATTTCAAAAAACAACATGGTTTAAAAAGATTAATATATTTCAATAAATTAATTTATTAAAATTGATCAAAAAACAACATTAAAGTCAAATATTAAAGCTTAAGGAGTTTATATTAAAGTAAATACGTTTAGATCTCAAAGTAAATACGTTTAGATCTCTTCTTTATCCAGTTTTACAGCACATGGTCTACAATATGTTCCGTCATCTGCTGATACAAGTTCTTCACATTCAAAACAATAGCCATTTTCGCATTCATAACACCAAAAAGTATTAGCGCAATCATCACATAAAGATTTTTCACATTTTACACAATCTCCAATATTATCACACGCCGCACAAATTTTACTAGTACATGAATCACATGTACTAATAAAACAATCTTCAAATTCTGATTTGATATGAGTATAATGGAAATTACAATCATTACACCATATAACATCGTCTCCACAGTTTTCATCCTTTTCTACTGCAGTCCCATTACAATAACCGCATCGTCCACCAACTCTTGGAAATTTTTCATTCATTCTTTGCATAGCACTCGTGACATCTGATGCTTGGCACATAATAAAGCTTTAACTGGCTGTTTACGATTTTCTACATATTTTATGTTTAAAATTCAATTTTTTCTAGTATAACATAGCCACCAACCACACAGCCACACAGCCCCACACAGCCTTGATTTATAAATAAAAATAATATGTTTTAAAAGCTACGTTTGCAATAAATATTAAAATTTATTATTATACAATAATGGAAATTAATAAGTCTAATTTAAAAAATTTTACGTTTGAAGAATTTTCAAAATTAATCAATGAAAAGGACACGTTAATTTATTTTAAAGGCAAGTTAACAGATAACTTAAAAGACCAATTTAATCCAAGGATCATCTTATTAGCATATACTATTCATCAATTTAGCAATAAATTATTCTATAAATCAGATGAATTATTAGAATTATTGATTAAATATAGTAGTGAAAAACTAATTGATTTATTTGAAAAGAATCCAGATAGTAACGAATTTAGAATAGAATATAATAAATTTAACGACTACTTTAACGAATGGAAATGTCTGGATGCAATAAAATTAAAAGATTTTTTTAACAATTCGTTAAAAGATTTAGATATATATAAAAACATGGATTTCACTGATGATATTAAAACTCAGATTAATTCAAAAAAAGAATTTATCAAGAGACGAAAGGAAATTATTGTTAATAAATATAAATTAAATTTACAGTCAAATGAAACATGTACAAATGCAGAAAATGATTTAGAAGACACAATTGAAAAATCATTTTGGGATTTGTTTCGAGAATCTATTATTAGATTTGAATCTAGAACGTTAAATGAACAAGATATTCAGTGGATTGTAAATTTATTAATAGAAATAAAAGATTTGATTAATCTTTTAACACCAAATAATCAGGTATTTGTAAATGAAACTAATGACTATTTTGATATAAAATTTATTGAACAAAGGATTAGAAATAATTGCTTAGACCCGGGATATTTAAATCAATTATTATTTTTTATAATGGATAGAATTCTTTTACTCCAAGCTGCAGATGATGATATTTCAACAAAAAGGTGGATTTATTTGACAAAGCGATTATTAGAATACGATTGTCATTATTATGATTTATTACCTATTTATTTTAAAACTGTTTATAAAAAATTAAAACGAATAAATCATCAATTGTCGGAATATAATGAAAATACTTGAAAAAAACATCACAGCAACGCACAGCAACGCACAGCAACGCACAGCAACGCACAGCAACGCACAGCAACGCACAGCAACTAATTTTGATGACAACTTTAACCGAAACTGTTTAAGCTTTTTGAGTAGACCAAATTAATTTATTATCTTTATCTGTAACTTCCAGTACACAAGACCCCCCTTTTTCTAATAAATTTGCTCGGTTTAATCTAGAAGAACTTGTTGATTGAGATTTTGATTCCCAAACTAAATTATTATCTTTATCTAATAAAACAAAGTTTCCATCTGGTCTTAATAATACTTTGTAAGGTGCAGAACCTTTACCGCTAGTTCCAGATTCCCAAACCTTTTTATTAGCTTTATCATACATTGCAATATTTCCGTCGCCTTCATTTTTAAAACGACAAGTTACTGCTCCTCTTCCACCTCCGGTAGTTAATTCGTTATTGCAATCTTTAATAGATCCGCATAATCCTTTGTTTCTGCTAATATCCGAAACTAATTTTGCTTCTGCCTTTGCTTGTAATATTTGTGATTTATTAACAATTAAAGTTTTAGATCCTTTGGGAGTAGAAGCAGCATATTCTGGCATTTGTTTACAAGGATTTACCCATAAACCATATTTACCTTCATTTGAATTACATTTATCATTTTTTACAACATTATAAATCTTACCACACCAATGTGATGGATCGTTCATTGCTTCTGGATTACAAGTAAGTAGATTGTAGTTAGTATTTGATTCCAATTTATTATATACTTTTGTAACAGGAGAATTTTTATCTCGTATTTGTTTTACCAAATGTGTATTTATATCATCACATTTGATATTTGAATTAATGGAAAAATCACTTCTCATCATACAATTTTCTGTATCACTTTCGCTTTTACTTAAACATTGTACTGATTTATTATCAATCAAACGAACTATAGGTAAATCATCACTGATACATCTTAAATCAGAAAATGCATTTGTAACAACGACTGCATCTAAATGTTCCTTTTTGTCTTGATTAAGCAAATAGTAAAATACACATAATACAACTGTTAATATTGCTAGATCAGTTATTTTTATCATTTTTATAATTCTTATATAATAACTATATAAAAAAGTAATATAAAAAAGTAATATAAAAAAGTAACTATAAAAAAGTAATATAAAAAAGTAATATAAAAAAGTAATATAAAAAAGTAATATAAAAAAGTAACTATAAAAAAGTAATATAAAAAAGTAACTATAAAAAAAATTACTTTTTGATCAATTTCAATAAATCTATT